TGTTAATGCTTGGGTCGGAGGTTCAAGTCCTTCTTGAGGAGCCATTTTTAAAGGAGTTTATTATGTCTGACGGAGGCAAAGGTTCTTCACCAAGACCATTTAGTGTTAGTAACGAAGAATATGCAAGCCGTTGGGATGCAATATTCTGCCGTGAGCTCAAAAACAAAGAATCGGTCGATTTATCTAAGTCATCGGTCGATAATCAGTCGATAAAAAAGGAAGACGGAAAGAATCAAGTAACTGAAAATCGATGAGGTAATTATGAACAATTGACACATTACTATATAATAGAGTACCAATAAAAAAACAAGGAGAGTTAATATGAAGAAAATTAATATTGCTCAAGTTAAAAATTTTATTGATGCTCAAGGACCAAACACTAGAGTATATCTGGGTGCGGATTCCGAAAGACTTTTGGTTAATGGTATCTGGTATGCAGATTACACTCTAGCTGTCGTCATTCATATAGATGGTCGCCACGGATGTAAAATATTTGGTGAAGTTCAAAGAGAGAGGGACTTCGATCAGAAAAAGAGCAAACCCTCAATGCGACTTATGAGTGAGGTGTATAAAGTTTCTGAATTATTCCAAAGACTTGCGGAGGTTTTGGAGGATCGTCATGTGGAGGTTCACCTAGATATTAACCCAAACCAGTTGTACGGATCGTCATGTGTTGTACAACAAGCGATGGGATATATCAAAGGTACATGTAATGTGACGCCCATGATTAAACCTAAGGCATTTGCTGCAAGTTATGCGGCAGATAGATTGAAAGAAGTTTTAGCTACTTAATAAAAGGATTGATATGAAATATGCACCTCTAGGAAAATATATTATTGTTGAGCGAATTGAGGGTGAGAAGGTTACCGCATCCGGCATTCTTTTGAAATCTTCGCAAGAACCCGACACCACCATTGTGGTTGCTGTTGGTCCTGATGTAGATGAGGTCGTTGTTGGAGAAAAGTTGTTGGTTAATTGGAATGGTTCCGCAAAATTGCAAGATGAACATTATCGAATACACATTGATAATGTTATTGGCGTATTTGAGGAACAATAGAGATATGGTACACATGTTTAGTTCCTCTTTACATGTGTTTCGTTTTATTATATAATGATTTTTGTGCGGGATTAGTTTAGGGGCAAAACTAAAGATTTCCAATCTTTCGTCATCGGTTCGATTCCGATATCCCGCTCCATTTACATTTGGAGTTATTATGAATATTTTAGCAATTAAGTTAGTTACAGGTGAAGATGTACTCGGTGAAGAGACTCTTGGTAATAGTGACGTTACACTCAAAAATCCTGTAGGAGTTAGTATTGTTCGTGGCCAAAACGGCCAACCTAATGTTGGTTTTTCTCCTTTTCCGTTGCATGGTGAGCAAAAGAAAGATCGAATCGTAGGGTTTCAGAAAACGCATATCGTGTATTCTTATACGCCATCGGAAGATTTCATCACAAACTATAATCAGATTTTTGGATCCGGAATTATCCTTCCCACTAAGCAACTGATCACTTGATGGATTTCTACACAAACGTACAGGTTTTTGGCAACAACATCCTTTATCGTGGTGTTGTTGGTGGTAAAAGAGTGAAGGAGCGTATTGAATATTCTCCTTCACTTTACATTCCAACCAAGAATAAGGATACCGGGTTTACCTCACTCTCTGGTGAACCTCTAAAACAAAAACTCTTTGGTGACATTCGTGAAGCCAAAGAGTTTATCAAATCTTATGATGGTGTTGATAGTGCACCAAAGATTTATGGAAACAATCGATTTGAATATGCCTTTATTGCTGATCAGCATAAGGGTATGATTGAATGGGAACAAAGTAAAATTTCCATTGCTATCATTGATATCGAGGTGGGTTCTGAGAATGGATTTCCTGATCCTTACGAAGCAAATGAACCAATTACTGCTATTTGTATCAAGTATCTAAATGGACACACTTATGTGTATGGTTGTGGTTCATATAATAATTATGACGATAATGTAACATATTTCAGATGTAAGGACGAGTATACTCTATGTAAGAGATTTCTCGAAGATTGGAAGAGTAACTGTCCTGATGTTCTGACTGGATGGAACACCAAGTTTTTCGACATTCCTTATCTTGTCAATAGATTTACAAGAATTCTTGGTGAAGACCTGGTCAAGAAATTGTCTCCATGGAATCATATCTCCGAGCGCAAGACTGTTGTTATGGGTCGGCAACAAACCGTATATGATTTGATGGGTGTTGCTGCACTAGATTACATCGAACTCTATAAGTGGTATGCTCCTGGTGGAAAGTCACAAGAATCGTATAAGTTGAATAGTATTGCAAATGTTGAAATTGGTGAAAGTAAGATTTCGTATGATGAGTATGATAGTTTGCATGACCTGTATCGGCAAAATTTTCAATTGTTCATTGAGTATAACATCAAGGACGTTGAACTAATTGTTCGGTTGGAAAATAAACTGAAATTGATCGAGTTAGCTCTGACTCTCGCATATGATACGAAATCTAACTATGAGGATGTGTTTGCACAAACTCGTATGTGGGATTCGATGACTTATTCTTATCTCCTTGAGAAGAATATTATTGTTCCTCCGAGAATCATCAAGGACAAGGACTCTGCATTTGAGGGTGCTTATGTTAAAGAAGTTCAGGTTGGCAAGCACGATTGGGTTGCATCATTCGACTTGAATAGTCTGTATCCTCACTTGATGATGCAATATTCCATAAGTCCTGAAAATCTTGTGGAAAGAAGTTATATTGAAGATAGAAAACAAAAACTGATTGAGGAGTTAAAGTTGAGAAATACTAAATAAGTAGATGTGGTTACTTATTAGGAGAATCAATGAAATACAATATTACCAAAGATAAACTCTACGAATTGTTTATTACCAAGAATATGAGAAGGAGTGAGGTTGCCGAATACTTTGGTTGTTCGGATGCCAACATTAAAAAATACCTACAAAAATTTGCCATAAAGAAGCCTTTTGATTTAGAATGTAAAAATAAAGAAAGGAAGGCTTTGGTAACTTGTTTACATTGTGGTAATGAATATGAAACACAGAAGTTTCGGACTGAAAGTGAAAAGTATGATTCAAAATATTGCAGTTATTCGTGTGCTCAAAAAAGTAGGTATTTGGGTGAAGAACACAAGCGTAGAATTAGAAATGAAATTGCAGCAAGGCGTAGAGCTAGGATTAGAAATCAAACTCCAAAACTAAGCGAAGAAGAAAATAAAAAATTACAAGAGTTTTATTTGATTTGTCCAAAAGGAAGTGAAGTTGACCATATACAAGCAATTGCAAAAGGTGGTTTACATCATCCTGATAATTTACAGATATTGACTATGAGAGAAAATAGAAAAAAGTGGATGAAATGATAAAAGTTGATAGTGATGGAAAAGGTCCTACTTTTGTTGGAGGTGAAAGAGTTTTGGTTCTTCCGTTGAAAATGGAAGCAACAATTATAAAACAAATATTACATTATGATATGAATGAAACTTTTTGGAGAAATGTTGAGTTACTTTATGATGACGGTTCAAAAGGAACATCTCATGGATGGCAAGTTAAAAAGGTGAATAATGTTTCGTAATATAAAAGAATTAACCATCGAAGAACTACAAAAAGAACTTCAGGCTATAGAGTTATTTGAACAGGAAATTGGTAAAGTCAATGTAGATAATATGTTGACGAAATCGGTTGATACTTCTTTTCTTGGTCCAATGAATTGCACCATCACACCTAACGGCCAGCTGTTTAGAACCGACCATCAAGGTTTCTTACCTGCTATGTGTGAAGAAATGTATACAGATAGAAGTAAGTTCAAGAAGTTGATGCTTCAAGCCAAGCAAGAATATGAAAATGAAAAAGATCCTCGAAAGAAGGAAGAAATTTCAAATCGTATTGCTCGTTATGATAACTTGCAGTTGGCCAAAAAGGTGTCTCTGAATTCTGCTTATGGTGCTCTAGGATCGCAATACTTTAGATTCTATGATCTACGTATGGCCCTTGCTGTTACCCTTGCAGGACAGTTATCCATTCGTTGGATTGAGCATAAGTTGAATAGTTACATGAATAAATTATTGACGACTGATCTCGATTACGTTATTGCGTCCGATACAGATTCAATTTATTTGAAACTTGGTCCTTTGGTCGATAAGGTTTATCCTGGTGATAAGGATACGAAAAAGATTATTGAATTTATGGATAAGGTGTGTGAAGATAAGATTCAGCCATTCATCGACAAGTCTTATAAAGAATTGGCGGATTATGTCCATGCATATGACCAGAAAATGCAGATGAAGCGTGAAGCCTTGGCCGATAAAGGTATCTGGACTGCCAAGAAGCGATACATCATGAATGTGTATAATAATGAGGGTGTTCAGTACAATGAACCGCAGATGAAGGTGATGGGTTTGGAGATGGTCAAATCATCAACTCCTTCTGCTATTCGTGGAAAAATGTATGACTCTATCAAATTAATGTTGAGTGGTACTGAAAATGATATTCATGAATTTATTGAGAAGTTTAAGTCTGATTTTCGCAAACTTCCACCCGAAGAAATTTCTTTTCCTCGGGGACTAAACGGACTTGCCAAATATGCCGATGCTGTTGCGTTATATAAATCTGGAACTCCAATTCATGTAAAAGGTGCTATTCTATATAATAACTTCCTTGTCGAGAATGAACTTACAAAGAAATATCCGTTGATTCGTGAAGGTGAAAAACTTAAATTTGCATATTTGAAGATGCCAAACCACTTCAAGGATACTGTTATTTCTTATCCATCTAGATTACCTAAAGAATTTGGTTTGGATAATTTAATCGACTATGATATGCAATTCGAAAAGGCGTTTCTTGATCCAATTAGAATTATTTTAAATTGTATGGGATGGAAGACAGAGAAGGTCAGTACTCTCGATTCTTTCTTTAATTAAAAAAGGTAAAATATGAGTATTCTTGATAAAATTAAAAAAAATAGCAGCATCAAAGAATCTGCTATTCTATCTAAATCAAAATTCTTCAATGCGAAGGATATGATACCGACTCCGGTGCCAATTATTAATGTGGCATTATCTGGATCTTTGAATGGAGGACTTACACCAGGTCTTACCATGTGGGCAGGTCCATCAAAGCACTTTAAAACTGCATTTAGTTTATTGATGGCTAAGTCTTACTTAGATAAGTATCCTGAGTCGGCATTGTTATTTTATGATTCAGAATTTGGTACACCTCAATCTTATTTTAAATCGTTTGGTATTGATACTGAGCGTGTGTTACATACCCCACTTACTGACATTGAACAACTGAAGTTTGATGTTATGACTCAGTTAACACAACTGGATCGAGGAGATAAGTTAATCGTAATCATCGATTCTATTGGCAATCTCGCATCAAAGAAAGAAGTTGAGGACGCACTGGATGGTAAGTCTGTGGCCGATATGTCTCGCGCAAAACAGATCAAATCTTTGTTTAGAATGATTACACCACATTTATCATTAAAAGATATTCCGATGATTGTAGTTAATCATACATACAAAGAAATTGGAATGTTCCCTAAGGATATCGTCGGTGGCGGCACCGGCTCATATTATTCTGCTGACAATATTTTCATTATTGGTCGTCAACAAGAAAAAGAAGGAACTGAAGTCGTTGGTTACAACTTTATTATTAATGTTGAGAAAAGTCGTTATGTCAAAGAAAAATCTAAAATACCTGTGTCTGTATCTTTTGATGGTGGCATTAGCAAGTGGTCTGGCTTACTTGACGTTGCTCTTGAATCTGGACATGTCATCAAACCATCCAATGGATGGTATAGTAAAGTAAATAAAGATACCGGTGAAATTGAAGATAAGAAGTATCGAGAAAAAGAAACCGACACTAAAGATTTTTGGTTACCGATTATAACATCAAAATCATTTAATGAGTTTATTCATAATAAATATAAGGTTTCAACGAGTGATATTCTTAATACGGAGGATTGAATGGAAAATAATATGATTGAGGGTGTGGACTATTGCTTCATATATCCAAAGGATGATGCAAATTCCGTGCATATTAGATTGCTGAATGGTAAATATGAGGACACCGTGTTCAAGTACGGTAGAGTTAAATTTGAAGAAAAAAATAACGAAATGTATTTACTTTTCAATTATGATGTGTTAGAATCAACTTTCGACAAGCCCAAGGCTATGGAAAAGGACGAGGACTTCAAAAACCACATTGGTAATTTACTGGCAGAAATTATGTCATCAAACATTGAACAGGAAATCGTAGATGAAATTGGAACAGGCAATACTCAAGAATTTAATTTACAATGAGGAGTATCTGCGTAAAGTTTTACCCTTTATAAAATCAGAATACTTTTCTGATAGAACGGAAAAGTATCTTTTTAATGAAATTGAATCGTTCACAACAAAATACAATTCTCCGCCTTCGTCTGAAGCAATCAGTATTGCCATCAAAGAAAAGAATTCTCTTACTGGCGACGAAGTGCAGAAGTGTGAAACCTATATTCAAGACATTGAATCTAATAAAAATACAGAAACCAAATTGGAATGGCTTATTGATAAGACCGAAAAGTTTTGTCAGGAAAAGGCGGTGTACAATGCTGTATTGGGGTCGATTTCTATTCTTGAGGGAAAAGACAAATCTCAAGATAAGGGTGCGATTCCCAAGATACTATCGGACGCCCTATCAATAAGTTTTGATACTTCGGTCGGACATGATTACTTGGAGAATTCTGATGATCGTTATGAATTCTACCACAGAAAAGAGGAAAGAATTCCTTTCGACCTGGATTACTTTAATAAAATCACAAAAGGTGGTCTTCCTACCAAAACGTTGAATATTGCTCTAGCGGGAACCGGTGTTGGCAAATCATTGTTTATGTGTCACGTTGCTGCTGGTTGCATGATACAGGGTAGAAATGTTCTCTACATAACGCTTGAAATGTCTGAAGAAAAGATTGCAGAAAGAATTGATGCAAATCTTTTGAATGTCACAACCGATGAGTTGGTTGAATTGACTAAAGAGGTGTATGATAAGAAGGTTTCCCGTGTTCGCGGTAAGACGACTGGTAAATTGATTATCAAAGAATATCCAACTGCTGCCGCCTCATCGGTACATTTTAGAACTCTGCTGAATGAGTTGAATTTGAAACGTTCATTTGTTCCAGATATTATTTTTATCGATTATCTTAATATTTGCTGTTCAGCGAGGATCAAAGCCGGAGCGAATATCAATTCATATACATATGTCAAAGCAATCGCGGAAGAACTCAGGGGCCTCGCGGTTGAGTTCAATGTGCCGATTGTTAGTGCCACACAGACAACTCGATCCGGATTCACCTCCAGCGATCCTGGACTGGAGGATACGTCTGAGTCTTTTGGTTTGCCGGCGACTGCCGATTTGATGTTTGCATTGATTACATCTGAAGAACTTGAAAGCATGAATCAGATTATGGTTAAGCAATTGAAAAATCGGTATAATGATCCCACACACTATAAAAGATTTACTATTGGTATTGACAGGTCTAAAATGAAATTGTATGATATTGAACAGAGTGCCCAGATGGGTATTGTTGATGCAGGCACAACAGAAAAAGTAGCAAAAAAATCATTCGAGGGATTTAAAGTATGACAGCAACAGTGATTATACCAACAACAGGCTCTTTCGATCTCCGTAAAGCGGTAGATAGTGTTCTATTTCAAGATTATCCCACGACATGTTATGTGGTTATTGATGGCGATCAAAATACACAGAAAACCTATGATTTGATTGGACACTATAATAATCCAAAATTGAAGATTGCAAGGTTGCCGATCAATGTCGGAGCCAATGGTTTTTATGGTCATAGGGTTTATGCGGCATTCACTCACCTGATTGACACCGACTATGTGCTATACTTAGATCAGGATAATTGGTTTGATTTTGGTCATGTTGGAACTTGCATAGATACTATCGAGAAAAATAACCTTCATTGGTCATATTCTCTTAGGAAGATATATGATAAACAAGGCAATTATGTTTGTAATGATGATTGTGAATCTTTAGGTAAATGGCAAACTTATCATGGCGATAGCCATGTTGACACCAATTCATATTGTATTAGAACTGAAGTTGCTATAAAATTAGCACAGGTGTGGCATGGCGGTTGGGGCCAAGATAGGGTATTTCTATCTGCAATCTCACAATACTTTAATAAGTATGATTGCACGGGGAGGTATACAGTAAATTATAAAGTTGATGGTGGTGAAGGATCAGTTAATAAACAATT